AAACCGCATTGACTACCCTTTTAGTCAGATTCGCGATGATTTTCCCGTACTGATTGGCGGGAATGTCTGACAGTAATTGCACTCCGTAACCTTCGCAAATCTTGCTGATTTCAACCTTTGCCTTCGACGCAATCTTTTTAATCTGAGCTACGTCCTCGGGCTGGAGTTTGGCAGGAGCATCGTCGCTCGGAGGCAAATCCTCGCCACTGTAGATATACAGTCCAATCCCGTGATACCCGCAACACTTAACGAGGCATCTTGCGTATGCCGTATTTACAGCCATTGAGTCGGGGTTTTCAATTGCTTGATTGCGATGATTCATGACTGGCAGCAAGCACTTGCGAGATATGCCAAAAGCATGAACAGTTACTGAAACCATCAACGTATTGCCAAAACGGATTGGCTCGCCATATTCCCATGTTGCTGTTTCATCATGCGAAAGCAAAGTGTCAATCGCATAGGGCCAAGATAAATACGACAATCCATTTTTCTTTTCAATGTGTTCCGAAACGTCAATTTTCCTGCGTTCTGCATACTTACTCATGATGATGTCCTTTTTTGTCATTGAAATCGAATGCGATGCTCCGCTTCAGTCTTTGCACATTCCCACAGCCAGTCGATGTAGTCCGACCAGAGGCAACGTCCTGCTTCCGTAAACTTTTTTTCAACAATGTACTGAGCCAGAATGGGATCGTATTTAGCATCTTCCATAAAGTCTTTGAACATTGCCAGCTTGTCGTAAGCATAAAAGATTTCTTCCATCATCAATTCAATGCTGGACTGACGATCTGCCGCATCAATGTAAGGTTGTTCAAGCCACTGATCGTGTGTCATTTTTATCCTCTATTGATTTTGCTTTCATGATTCGCTGTTGGCGGTTTGAATTGCCTTTTTTGGTTCCATCAAAAACAATAAAACCTTTGTCTCCGAGTGCCTTATATCTTGCCGTCACTGAAGAATAAGAAAGGTCTGGAAACTTTGCGCGAACTTCGTCACTAATACAACCCTTTGATCCAAAAGATTTAATAGCATCAAAGACAAGTTTTTCTAGTTTTGTTGTATCTACTGAATATGCAGACTGCTCGGATGTGTTTGGGTCTTGCTTGCGATACAAAGTATTCGGATCACTACCAAATTGATTGTTCATTTTTCTCCCCTTGCTTTGATGGCATCTACGGTTCTTTGAGCTACATTGTCTGATTCGCATTGACCGTAAACGATAGCGCAACAAGCCTCACGCTCCGCTTCAACACAATCCATCACCAACTTCATAACCCAAGGCGGCACTTCTCTATGACCTGCCATGCAAATGATGTCTTGTCGAGTCATTGCTTTTCCCTCGCTAAGATAATGGTGGCACACCAGTTCGGCAAAGCGTTCAAGTGCCTCAATATAAATGCCGTCACGGTTTACCGTGGTTACTAACTGGCATTCAACCGCCATGCGGAGAATGTCTTGTCTACTCAGACTTGATTCCATGTTGATCCTCAATCAATCGGGCAAACTGCAACGGTGACATGGCGACGCTATGCAGTCCCCAAATCTTGTCATCCGTCAATGGTTTGCGTTCGTTACGCACTCTGAATGCTGCTTTCCACGCAGTGTGCCAAATGTCCCACATAGGGCCAAATTCTGCATACGTCTCTGACTTACCAGTCACAGACTTAGCCCAAAGTTGGTACTCTCGGCGCATTGCTTGTGTGTTCAAGCCAGCACTTCCGCAATTGCGAACACAGTCGGGATTGCCACCAGCACGAACAGCGTAAAGATGATTGCTTCTACCCACTCCGCTGCTGTCATATCCTTCATATCGTCAAACATTGTCTTCCCCTGTATGTGCGGAATGCACAGTCGCTATCTTCCGGAAAAAAGTTGCGGTGTCAACCGTTTTTTGTGGCAGACTGAAAGCCCAACGGAGGACAAGACATGAAGTGGATGGTATACGACGAAGATGGGCCTCTTCGAGCCTTTAGGACGCGCCGTGCTGCACTCAGATTCGCACATGATGGTATGACCATCAAACGCATTCCCAAACCAACCTACGACTTTGAGGAGGCATTGTTCTGATGCTGATTACTCCACGCGACTTGGAAAACTATGAGCCACCAAGAACTGCACTAGCTATCCGATCCGCAGATGAATACATGGATGTTGTGCTGGATGCATTTGCCAACCCTGAGAGCGTTTCTGGACACACATTGCCTTGGCCCAAGACGCACGAACACATCCGGTTTCGCCCCGGCGAGTGCTCCTTGTTCATGGGCATTTCCGGTCACGGAAAATCAATGCTACTTTCCCACTGTATGTTGGATATTGTTTTCCAAGGCGGGACAGTCGCCATTGCTTCGTTTGAGATGAAGCCAGTTGCTACACTGAAGCGCATGACCAAGCAGGCATTAGGCTTTGCTGGTCCGACGGAAAAGTTTATCAAGGACTTCCATCACTTCTTGGCTGGCAGGCTTTGGCTATACGACCAGCAGGGAACCGTAGACAGCAAAGAACTGCTCAAAGTAATTCAATACTGTGCCGACGTTAAAGGGGTGCAGCACTTCGTAGTAGATAGCCTGATGAAGTGCGTCAAGAATGAGGATGACTACAACGGTCAGAAGCTGATGGTCGACGCACTGTGTTCCATTGCGCGTGACCATAACATCCATATTCACATTGTTCACCACAGTCGCAAGCTGGCCGACGAATCTCAAGTGCCGGGAAAATATGACAGCAAAGGCTCCGGCTCAATTACGGATCAGGTAGACCAATGCTTCTCAGTCTGGCGCAATAAAAAGAAAGAACAGCGCATCCAGAATGGCGAAGATGATGATGGAGTAGACGCTTTGTTGGTCTGCGACAAGAACCGTCATGGAGATTGGGAGGGTCGCATTGGGCTATTCTTCAATGCTGAGGGTCAGTTTTACGGAGAAAATGAACGGTGGAGACCGAGGTACACCGAGAGAATCGGCAGCTAATGCCGAAAGTGGCAGAATTTGTAGATCAGGTGAAGTCTGTATTTGGAGATTGCAAAGTTAGATATGCGAGTGAGAACGGAATCGAGCGAGGCACTAAAGTTTCGAGTGAACTCGCCGGAAGGACTGAAACAGGCTTTCTTGGCTATGAATCGGGCTTTGACTGGTCAGCCTATGCTGCTGACATTGCAGACCGAGAAAGAAAAGCGCAGGAACCTACAAAACCGCAGATATTGGGCAATCGTACACGATATAAGTGACCAACTCGGATTTGATGCTGACACTTGGCACGAATACTTTAAGCGTCGATTTATTGGTGTGCGCGAACTGCGTATGCCTGACGGAGAAATTATCAATCTAGGTATGTCCAGCACAGACTTGTCGGTCTCGGAGTTCGGAGACTATATGCTGTGCGTCGAGGCTTGGGCTGTAGAAAAGGGAGTGATATTTAGTGACGAAAGCTGAAAAGCAGTACATGGGTAAGGTGGCAGAACTTGGTTGCATACTTTGCAAACATTTGAACCTCGGAGATACTCCGGCAGAACTGCATCACCCTCGCACTGGCACTGGTGCTGGACGTAGAGCAAGCAATATGGATGTGATCCCGCTATGCCCAGAGCATCACCGAGGCAACTCTGGCTTACATGGCATGGGTCGCAAAGCCTTTGAGAAATACTATGGCATCACAGAACTTTAACTAATGGAAAAGGTACAAGAATGTCTGCGGACAGTTTTTTAGGAAAATTTGACTGCTCTACGGGAATAGTACAAGAACTTTACAGAAACGGTGACATATCCGTAAGGACATCGACAATTGTTGATATGTTGCTTGTTGATAAATTGCAGAAGGAAAACAGTCATGCAGTCGGATTTATCCAAAAGACAATCTGGGAACAATACGTTTGGGGCGGTCAGCGCAACTTTGTTGTTCTGATTGCAGAAGCAAACAATGATGCAGTTGGTTATGTGCTAATCACTCCCGGAAAGAAAGCATATACATACGCCAAGATTCAACAGATTGCAGTCAGGAACGATGCAAGACGTTTGCACTATGGAACCGCATTGATTGCAGTGTGCAGAGATTTCTGTAAGCAATTTGGTAGAAAAGGTTTTACTTTGAGATGTAGGCAAGACTTGGAAAGCAACAAGTTTTGGAAAGCCATTGGTTTTACCCAATATGGAACTTGGGGCAAAGGTGTTTTGAATCATGTTGGCATGAAAGCAAGCAACGACATAAATATGTGGAAGATTGATTTGAATGAGTCACTTCCATCACTCTTTAATGACTCTGACTTTGCTTTGATTTCTATAAATTGAGGATAAGAATGTCTGCTTTAGATACCCAAATCGGCGGCACACACTACAAGAACTTTGCAATCGAGCCTATCGAGTTCATCCATAAGAATGGGATTGGATTCTGCGAGGGCAACGCTATCAAGTATCTGGTGCGATGGCGGGAAAAGGGTGGCAAGCAAGACTTGCTGAAAGCTAAGCACTACATCGACTTGCTGCTGGAGATGGAAAGTGAGTAAGTTCAGCCGAGACAAGGGCAAGCGTGGTGAACGTGCCGTCGCCAATATCATCTTTGAACTGACGGGCTGGAATGCTCACAGACGCGTCAGGAACGATCACGGGGACACAGACTTGATTGGTGTGCCGGGGTGGGCAGTCGAGGTCAAGGATCATTCCAAGGCTACGCTCGGAGACATTAAGGATTGGTGGTCGCAGACTTGTCGCCAGTCGAAGGGGTTAATCCCATTGCTGGTCTACAAGCGCCAGCGCGGAGAATGGCGGGCTGTATATCCATTGTGTGTACATTTGCACACGCAGGATGCTGATTGGTGGCACGACTATGACTACACAGTCGAATGCAGTCTTGAGGCTTGGGCAACGGTAGCAAGGGAGACTTGTGGTGTTACATGACACGCGTCGTAAAGGTATGGGTTGTTTAGCGTATTGGGTGCGTTCTGAGGCGCACAGGCGCAAAGAACTGATGGCTAACTTACAGACGGTCTACATGGCTCGCAAGACGCATCCTAAGCGCACCATGCACATCATCTGCGAGGCAATTCTTGATTGCTGGATTAAGCAACCAAAGCAACTACCAGTGTCGGCAGACTATGGGCTAGAGATTACGACTCAGCAATTCCGCGAGGGCATCCAGATTGGTCTGGACATCTTGCAAGCGGAAATGGATGAGTATGTCCGCAGAGCAAGTAAAAAAGGGGCCGAAGCCCCTGTTAATTAGTTTGCTGCCCGAATCGTTGGGGCCATGCTGTATCGTCCCCACGGAGCAATTGTTTCAACGCCATTAAACATCTTAATCCGAAAATTTTTACCGTTGCTGTCAGTGACGGTCTTTTCAGTGCGTTTGGCAATTGTTACCGAGATGATGCAGTTGTGATCGCAGATGCTGCGGGTGGTGTAGGTGTTGCCGATTTGGAATGTACTCATTTCGTTCCCCTGTCTTGTTTAAGACGCTGCGTCTGCTGCGTCGATGAGTCATAGTCTCATACTTTTTGTCTGTGTGCTATCAGACTTTCTTATACTTGACACGCATGGAGCATAAGCATTACCTTATAGTTGTCTGATCTGGCAGTCAGACCCGCTTGGTCAGGTAGAACCCTGTTTAGATAGGGGCTTGTGTAGTTAGAAGCACTAACCTGACCTAGTGCCAAGACTGCCTCGCCAAGGCCGAGCCTCTATCTAAGCGGGGTTTTTCTTTGGGCAGACCGCTCAGTTTGTGGGGTAACCGCAGGGACTGAGGGATAAGCGAGACTGTGGGATAGTTCTGAGAACTCGCAAACGGCGGCGAAGATAGCACCGTTGGAACGAAAAGGCTGTCGGGTGGGTGGCTCCGAGCGGAGATACTTTGAAGGACACGCCGGATAGGCTTGGTGTGTCCACCAAACAGAGATATTACCCACACTATATAATCGAAGGTAATATAAGGTTTTGTTTTTAGGGGTTTCCTATGCCTATCCGTAAGACAGACAAAGGTTGGTTCTGGGGAAGCAAGGGACCATTCGACACCAAGGCTAAAGCACTAGCAGTCGGAAGGGCAGCATATGCCGCTGGATATGAGGAATCTGCCATGCAAGTTTGTGATTTCATCCTGTGTCTACTTCACTCTGTGACTAACACTCACATCCTGCATTGGCAAACCAATTCTTTCAGTGAACACATGGCACTAGGTGAGTTCTACAACGAAATGCAGGATTTGGTAGATGAACTGGTAGAGGCATACCAAGGCAAGTACGGGATCATTGAGGGCTTTACTAACGATTTCGAGGTTGCAAGCAATCCGCTTGAATATCTGGTCAGCCTAAGCGATGAAGTGAAGCAATACCGTGCTGCATTCCCTCAAGACTCTGAACTACAGAACCTTATTGATGAGATAGCCGCACTGATTGACTCTACCGTCTACAAACTACGATTCCTAAAGTGATATGCCTACCATCCCGACAAACACCCTGTGTGCAGAGTTGGGATGCAAGAATCCCAAGAGCAAGAAGAACCGTTTTTGTTTAGATCACGGGGGTAGGGACACATGGAACAGCAAACACAATAAAAGTGAGAAACGACAGGATGCACATGACAAGTACACAAGTTATCAGTGGCGAATACTGCGAACCGTCCAACTGTCTCGCTATCCCTTATGCGCATCATGCTTACTCGATGGACGCGTTATCCCCGCACAGCACGTTGACCATGTGTTCCCTTGGCAACAGATCAGTGAGCAGGCATTCAGTGCCAACCTATTCCAATCCCTGTGCGCGTCATGTCATAGCAGCAAGACGCATTTAGAACAGCAAGGGATATACCGTTGTTATCACCCAACGAAGCATGACTACAGCATCAATGACTATGCTCGCGTGATATCAGAATGGTCTAGTGAGAATAATTCTCAACTGCTCAAAGAGCATACAGAGTTCGTCAAACCGTAAGTCATTGATTATAAATCTAGAAACTTAAAATTTTGACGTTTATAAAAGAG